TACCAAGAATATTTGGTGAAGAGAAAATCTAAAAGGCTAGCTCGTAACTCTTGGAAAGAGCCTGTCCCGACTGCGTTATAAGTTGCTGGGTATCAATGATGCCTTAGTGGAGGCTTGAGCCGTATGCAGTGAAAGTTGCACGTACGGTTCTTAGAGGGGCGGCACTTGGTAACAAGTGTCGTCTACTCGACACTTAGAGCTGAACCAACAAGTGCCTTGAGCTTTCTGCCAAGGCACTTGTTGTTTTTAAAGCCAGCTATTTTAAAAATCTATCGTTTGAACCGCAACTTATATCCAAGTAATCTGCGACCCGTCATTGCCAAGGTATTAACGCCTTAAACTTCATCTTCTCACTATCAGCCGTTTCCGTGAAACCGACATATTGAGCTGGCATTGCCGGGCTAAGCCAACGACCAAAGTCCTGAATCTCTCTCACCTTAAGACCTTGTTTCGACAACTCTTGTGCAGCACCAACACGAATCGAATTTCCAGAGAAATGGTGATTTTCTGGCAGTTGAAGTAAGTCGCTAGCTCTTCTCAAGATCCTGTAGATGGACGAATCATCCAAAGGCTGCAAACCAATATTTTCATGCTTGTCTATCGCACGAAATACTGGCAAGTCATCTTGTATACCAGTAAACGAAAGCCAACGTTGAAGTGCAACACTGGCTATTTTTGACAACTGATAATCAGATTCTTTGACTGTTACTTGGTAATGATCTTCAACGTACTCAACATCACTCATCGATAACACCTTCAGCTCTGAGCGTTTTAAAGCACACTCGAACATCACGTTATAAATAGCGATGTCTCTGATTTCTTTCAGGTTTGCTTTCTCATGGGAGAGCAACGTATTTAAATCAATGAGATGCACAGATGTCATAGCATTGGTTTGTTTAGCGTCACCGGCCATTTGAGATTGTAAGTGGAGTAGGGTAAAGCGAACTTGCCTGTGCTTGATCGGGTTAGCAAAGCTCAACACAGTGTGTAACACACTAAGCGTTGCAGTGTAACGTTTTAAGGATGCGTATTTTCTATCGTTAGACTCCGTTTCAAGAAAGCGGCGAACAGCAGTTATAGATGCGGGAAGTGTGTTAATACGATGTTTGGTACAGAACGCATGATAGCGATTCCAATCACTGTAAATGCCCAACAGTGAATTGCGAGAGTATTGAAATCCTGTCAACTCATCTATAATTTCTATTGTCGCGTTACTGTTTAATTTTTCAACAAATGAACCAATTATCACCGAGTCAGTTAAAATAGGGACTTTTTTTCTCAAATTACCATACCTCGACAGGTGTTTTTACCATATTATGCTTGATATCATTATTAGTATACTTATGATTAATGCAGTGAAAACAGAAAGATGATTAATAGATATGGCTAATTCAATTTACCGAAGCGTCCATCTTCAATCGATAGATGCTAACAACACAGTTTGGCGTGCTAAGTTAAAAAACAACGTTATTCAGGGCAAACTAGCTGCCGTGAAAAAAAGTATTGATTGGTGGATTGATACCGCATCTATTATTGATCCAAAAGAATTCATGTCATTAAATAAGTCGAGAGGAACTGGTGGCTCTACTGAAAACTTCAACGGCTACCAAATCAAGAATGACACCGGTGAGCCTAATGCGTGGTATTGCATGTTTAACGGTCGCTTAATCAAAGGCGGCAAGATTGCAATTCAACGCCATATAGAAGCTTACTTACTCGCAAAACAAAAAGCAGAGCAACAAAAGAAGTAAATTATGAGCCTAGTATATTCAACAGAAACAGGTCGTATTAAGCCTGAAGAAGAGAAAGTCCAACGTCCTAAAGGCGATGGGATCGTTCGAATCCAAAAAGAAACCAAAGGCCGTAAAGGCAAAGGCGTTTCTGTAGTAACTGGCTTAGACCTAGATGACGCACCATTAAAACTAATGGCAGCAGAACTCAAGAAAGTTTGCGGCTGCGGTGGCTCAGTAAAAGATGGCAACATCGAAATTCAAGGTGATGCTCGAGACAAGATCAAAGCGCACCTTGAAAAGAAAGGCTACAAAGTTAAATTTGCTGGCGGTTAATCTCTAACTAATACCAGGGCTAAAATCGAAGATTATTATCACTGGTTATTAGGTATTTTATGGTAAATAGCCAGTATGGTTAAATACACAGTATAAATTAGAGACTATCGACACAATACAAAGGCAGGGCATCACACAAAGATACCTGCCTTATAAACCCCAGACTATTTAACATAACGTACATAATACGCAGTTGGCTAGTGCTTTATTTGGTGTGGCTGCCATCAACGCTAATCCCGCGCAAGTCATTGAAATCGCTTTTAATCCTAGCCCGTTGCACTTTTTTGCTATGTGTTCCCATAGCTGTTTAATTTCTGGATTTTCGTTGCGGTCAACGTGACAACCAAGCAATGCCATCTCTGGATCAATTCCTGCGCTTTCCGCAAGAAAAACTGCTTCTGAATCAGATATATAGCGAGTTCCTTTTCGCATTTCACCAATCCTTTGTCTAGGCAGATTCAAATCATGTGCAATCTGCTTATCTTGTACGTAGTTTTGAGCCTTTTTGTAGGCATCTAACAGTTCATTTTGATACATAAGACATTCTCCCTTTAACTACATTCTAGCTGATTAGGCATGATTTTCCGTGCTTAACAGGCACAACTTTTCGTGCCTATAATCCTCATCAACGAACCAAATTTACTTATTTAAGCATTTTGACTGTCTAGGTCTGGGCTGTTCGCCCTTGACGCTTACGGCTCGGTTTAGACGGTCAATCCCCATTCTCAATAATCAGTCAGGTGGTTGTTATGTTTACAGTTGAATCCATTCAATACGGCTCTGTGCTCAAATCTGAACACATTAGCTTCTCTAACTACCCAGATTTCACACACGCGTCTGTGTCTCTTCATAACTCACCACTTGAAATCTGCTTTGAGTTCCTTGTTGGCGAACTTGAGTTTGGTCAACGCACTATCGGTGAAGAACGTTTCCACACTGTGACTTATAAGAATCCGCTTTATAACTCTGAAGACTCTTTCACTTTTACGTTTGATAACGACCAAGAGCTTGAACAGTTCTGCTCGTTCTACGGTTTGGAACTTTAATCATGGCTTACGAGCGCGTTTTCGACCTCAAAACAAAAAGCTTTGAAATGATTGATTTTGTTCAAGCTCAATCATGGGCTACGGCCGACCGTATCCACGATAACCGTTTTGATTATTTGTCTTCATACAAAGACCATACGCGCCCCGCTTATCCTTTGGCCGCTTCGGTTGTCCCTGCGTTAAATCACCAAATTTATGCTCATGATGTTACAGGGCTTTCATTTACTTCCTATCGCCCTGCTCCATTGCTTTGTAATTCTTTACCGTTTGGATTAAAGCGCAATGGTGATTTCACTCGCCATATGCTTCGTGCTTATAAAGATATGTGTAAGCAAAAGGAAGAGATCGAAGCGGCTTACGCTTTACACCGTGCACACGAACGACTGACAAAGAACGGTTATAGCGCAGCAATGCCAGATGACGATATTCGCCAACTTGCCGAAAACAAATCTAAGCAGTTCGGACGTATCGTTTCGAGTCTTCCTGATGTTGAAACACAATTCGAATCTTGCGTTGAGCTTTTAGCTTCTCTTGGCCTTGGCTTTCGTGAAGATACGATTAAAAAAGCTGAATCTAATAACGAGTTACATTCTCTTGTTGCTCGTGCGATTGATAACAACTGGCTTGTTCGCCAGTTACGTAGAAAGTGTGCTTATGAAGTTGAACAGGTGGCGAGAGACTTGGCACTTGTTGAACGTCATAAGCAAATTTACTGCTCTGATTTTTCAGTTCGCAGACACCGTGACCGTATGAAATCAAATGAGGTTGCACTGGATAAAACAGTGGCATTTGATGAGAACGACCCTCAAACGTTTTTTACTCTTTCTGAGTTGTCGGCTAAATCAGTTTCAAATCCAGAATTAAGACGCAATGAAATGTTTGCCCGTCTAAATGGCTTCGAAAACATCGCTAAAAAATCTGGTCATGAAGCGGTTTTTTATACCGTTACTGCTCCATCAAGATTTCACGCGATTTCTGGTGGTGTGACTAATCCCAAATGGGAAAAAGCAGGACGACCGGACGCGAAACAATCACACGATCATTTGATTAGTGTTTGGTCTTCGCTCCGTAAAATCTTGGATAAGAACGATATCAAAATTTACGGTATGCGCATTGTTGAGCCTCATCAAGATGGCACACCGCATCACCATATGCTGCTATTCATGGAAAAAGAACACCGCGCTTTTGTTACATCAGAATTTAACCGCTTAGCCCTTGCTGATACGCCTAACGAATCAGGTGCTAAAAAGTACCGTTTCAAATCTGAGCTAATTGATTTTAGTAAGGGCTCGGCTGTTGGTTACGTGGCTAAATACGTGAGTAAAAACGTTGACGGTAAGCATATCGACAAAGACCGCAGTTCAAATCTAGATGGCATTGCAGCTGCTGAGCGCGTGGTCACTTGGGCGCGTGTGAATCGTATTAGACAATTTCAATTTATAGGCGGTGCTTCTGTCACTGTTTGGCGTGAGCTTAGACGTTTACGCGAAGAACTTAACGAGGAAGACGCCATGTTTTCAGACTTAAACAACGAAGAGCATCTAACACTAGAAAACGTTCGCAGGGCTGCGGATGCCGGTGATTGGGAAGCGTTCTGTTATGCAATGGGCGGTGTGTTCGTCAAGCGCAAAGACCAAACCATCAAGGCCGCTTATGAAGTGACTAACACTATCGAAAAGCTAATTGAATCCGGTGGTGAATACTCTACTACTCGCTATGGTGACGCGGCTCAAGCTCGTATCTCTGGCTTGATGTTCCGTGACGTTCTTGTCGTTACTCGCTTCAAGTCATGGAAAGTTGAAAACAAAGACAAATTCATCGCATCACAACAAAAAATTATGTCTGGAACTGTGGACTGGTTTGATGCTTTGGAGCGCGAGAAAGAATACGAATACATGCTCGATAGTCAGTATGAAGAATACGAGAAACATATGGCTCGTATGGATGAAATTGAGGCGCTTGTTCTCTCTGGCTCTTTAGAACCTCATGGGGCGTGTTCGGTGGGCGCAGCCCCGCCGGACATGCTCCATTAGGTTCCTTGGACTTGTGTCAATAACTGTCTTTTTCTCTTTTAACCAAAAAATTTACGTCAAGAAAGGAAACACAATATGAAACTCGAAGGCTTAATTTTAGACGATACCGATATCATTCAAGAAACTAAACCCGCCCGTGGTACGGGTGAATCTTTGACTGTGGGTAAGTTGAAACTAATCACCACTAACCCGACCAACACTATTGAAGTAAAGATCTCCTCTGAGCTTTGGAACGGTGGAAAAGCAGGTGAAGTGCTGAAATCTTGTGTCGGTCAACGTATGCAATTTAACGTTGAATACAAAGAATTTAGCTTTGGTAATGATGAGGGTAAGCACGTTGCTTTAAATGGCTTCCACTTGTTCGACTTACCGAAAGCAAAAGGTTAATCAATATGACTGCTGACCAATTTGACGCGCTTTATGCACTCAATGAAACGACTTATATCATGCAATTTTGTATTGGTCTTATGGTCTGCTTTCTTCTTGGTTGCATGTATGGGGGGCAGCGCTAATGCCTACAATCGAATTTGTTATTGGTGCCCTCCTTACTTCTTCCGTCTTTGGGTACGTGTGCGGAGCTACTTTCTTAACTTTCAAGAAAGCGGCTGAAGTATCTAGTTAATTTTATTTAATCACTCTAAAAAAGGATCAATCCTATGAAATACATGAACGTCGTTAAGCGTCACGCTTCAAAAATCGCTGTTGTTGCTGGCTCTTCTCTAATGGTTGGCTCTGCTAACGCTGCTCTTTCAGCTGAAGCTGAAGCGGCTGCAACGGCAATGACTACAGCTGCAACGGATTACATTGCAATGGCTTGGACAATTGTTCCTATCGTTGTTGTTGGTTTTGTTGGTATTAAGCTATTCAAGAAAGCTGCAAACAAAGCAACTTAATACTAGTTGTTTTTGGGAGGGGTTCGCCTCTCCCTATCCTCTTTTAATCTTTTTTTTCTAATCTGGTAATAAGCTATGAACATTAAAACAAGCATCTCTCTTTTTATCTTGATGATGGTTTCTTCTTTTAGTGTTTATTCTCAACCTATTTCTTACATGCTGTTTGGTGAAAAGCAATTCGCTAGCAGTCCTCAGTCTGGTGCTGACTCCTTATTAAACACATATTGTTCTTACTCTCCATCAAGACGAAAATATCAAGGTCTCACTTCTGTCAGCGTCAGTTCGAGTAAGTTTACTATTAGGTCTATTTTTTACGAAGATGAGGGTTGTACTGGGGCTGTATCTTCTCCCGGTTCATTTTCAATTAATTTCATTTACGAATCATGCCCAAATGGGCAAGAAGTAAGTGATCTTACTCAATCTTGCGAGGCGGTTTGCGATCCACCCTCTATATTAAATCCTCATACTTCAGAATGTTACACTCCTGCTTTTTGTGATAGAGAATCGACTAATGATTCTTTATTTGAGGCTGAACAATCTTGCGCGGCCAAGGGCGGTATTTTCTCTCATCAATGTTCTGATTTCCTTGAATCGTTAGAGACTCGCTGCACTCAATCTGATAAATGTGCAATTGGTTTCCCCGATTGGCCTGACTGTATTCAGGATTTAGATCCAACTGATGATATTACACCGCCTAGTGGTGGTTTTAATCCGGGTTCGGGTTCAACTGCCAACCCTGACGCACCCACTTTTGACAAGCCAGAACCTGACGATGTTACTCCCACTGACACTACAGATGAGGCTGTATTAGAAGCTATTCAGAATTCAAATAGGGATTCTAACGAGGGTTTTAAGGCTCTTAGCACAGATTTAAACAACGGCTTTACTGATATTAATAATTCATTATCAAATCTTAATGCTACGAATACCGCTATAGGCGAATCCGTTGTTGAACAAATGAATCAGGATTATCAGATATATCAAGCTAATAAGGACTTAGCCCTGCAGCAAACGGGCGCTATTACTGCGGGTGCTTCTAGTATTACTGACGCGTTAGGCGCTCAAACGGGCGCTTTAACGGGCGCTCTAGGTGAACAAACGAGTGCTTTAACTGATGCTCTTGGAGAACTTGCCGCTAAGCTACCCGAGCAATGCGACCCTACTGAGGATAATAATTACTGTCAGTATCCTCACGGTTTAGGTTCTGAATTTATTAGTGATACTTTCGGCCAAATGGATAATCAAGTGGGCGGTATTATTTCCGGTGGTGAAAGTCTTATTGAATCAACTTTACAATCCGTTATTGATAGCCCTTTAAATGATGAAAATGAATCAATCATGAATAACGCAACTGCCGTTCTTTTAAACGCGCTTGGTTTTAATGAGTCATGTTCCCCTTTGACGTTTGAGGCTAACGGGAATACTTATTCTATTGACTGCTATGTCAGTGAAAAAATTAAGCTCATTCTTTCTTTCTTAATTGGCATGTATACGCTTATGACGCTCACAGACATTTTATTAGATGGCATTACACCGATAGGCCGTAAGCCATCAGCTACGAGGTACGCATAAATGGCAATTGCTTTACTTCCTATTTTATCCGGTATCAGTGGCGCTTTGTCATTGCCTGCCCTTGCTGCTTTTCTTGGTGGCCTCGCTACTAAAGTATTTGAGTTCTTTTTTCTCAAATTTACAAAGCAAATGGCTATTAACCTAACCATTGTCACAATGATTATAGGTATGGCTACGGCTACCAGTTACGCCATTTATGCCATGCTCACGGGTTTGCATTTTCTGGTGCCTCCGTTCCTATCACAAGCTTGGGGCTTCTTTGTTCCTGACGTTGCTGTTCCTTGTGCCAGTACCATTTTAAGCGCTCGTGTTATGCGTTGGGCGTGGGAATGGCAAGTGTACGCGGTTACAAGGATTGCTCCGTAATGGCTAGCGTTTATTTTGTTACGGGTAAGCTCGGTTCCGGTAAAACTCTAACGGCTGTCGGTAAGATTCGAGAGGCGTTTATGCGCGGTGTTCCAGTAGCAACCAACCTAGATATTAACCTTAAAGAAATGCTAGGTGCTAAGAAGAAAAACACGCGCTTGTATCGTATCCCTGATAAGCCAGTCGTTGAAGATTTGACTGCGCTCGGCTCTGCGAATAAAAGTTATGATGTCACAAAGGACGGGCTAATTGTTCTTGATGAATGCGGTACCTGGTTCAACTCCAGAACGTGGAACGATAAGAACCGACAAAAGTTAATTGATCACCTTTTGCATATTCGAAAGCTTGGTTGGGACGTGATTTTCATCGTTCAAGATATCTCAATCGTTGATAAACAAGCGCGTCTTGCTCTCGCTGAACATACTGTTTTTTGTCGTCGTTTGGATAGAATGCAGGTTCCTATCCTTTCGACTCTTGTATGGTTTTTGACGCTTGGTCAAGGCCGCTTACCTTTCCCAAAGCTCCATATTGGCATTGTTAAGTATGGCGATAATCAAAATTCTCTGACAGTTGATAAATGGGTGTTTTTTGGTAAAGACCTATACACGGCTTACGACACTAAACAGATGTTCCGATCTAACTATGAGGACGGCGTTTATTGCGTATTTCGGTGATTGCGATCGCTCGTTTCGGTTTATTCCGATCACCTGATCCTACCGTTTTTCCCTCTTCTTATTTTTACTCTAAGTGATCGGATTGCGCCAGTTTTCTCATTGACTCACCTCCCAGTTCTATTCTATGACTATTGTGTACTAGCCGATCCATTAGCGCGTCCGCGACGGTGGCGTTGC